CCCGCACCCCCGCCGGCCCCCGAGCCGTCAGTGGCCGGGGCGGTACCCGCGGCAGGTGCAACGGGCAGCAGAAAACGAAAGCGATTTCGGTACATGGGGATAACTCCGAATTCAGTCGGGACCAACGGGGGAAAGGTGACGATGTGGCCATGCGAGGGGGTCTTCGCATGCAGCACCGCACCATCGCCGATTCGCGGCATGGTGTGGTAACAGTCAGCAGTCAGGTGATGCGAGCCCCGCAGCAGACGGGGGCGGCGGTTCTACCGGGTTAGACGGTGAGGCGGGACTGAGCGCGTTCCAGATCGAGGTCAGTCGCGATCTGGAGTCCGGGCAGCAGGGGTGCTAGGCCCGCGGCGAGTTCAGCGGCAGCGGCGTTGGTCTCGGCCTCTGACGGTGCGTATACGTCGACTGCGGTGACGTATCCGGCATATTCATCGCCGAACTCAACGTGTGTCTCAATGACGCGCCCCGCGATGGAGGAGATGTAGGTGTCCACGGCGGCTTGGACCTGTTCCACGGTGGCTCCGCGTGACACATACACGGTCCGGAAGCTACTCATTGGCCCAGTATATAGCGGAGTTGTCGCCAAGGCGGATGACAATTTGGGTGAAGTCGAGCCCGAACTTGCGGACGGCGTCGCGCAGGCCTCGTTCGGCGGTTTCCCGTGTGAGACCGATCGGATTTCCATCGATCACCGCGAACTTGGCCTGGCGGCGAGCTTCGCGGAGGTTGCGGGTTACTGCCGCGGCGTCGGCGGATTCGAGAATCTTGAAATCCATCGGGTGCCACTGTGACGAGAATCTGCTGATCACAGCGTCGGGAGTCTTTCCCAACTTCCCATGTTCGCGGATGGGGATGGATTTGACCGTCAGGCCTTCGTTGCGCAGCCAGTCGGCCACGGTCCGCTCTTTTGCCTTGAAATGGGTGTCATCGTCACCGTCGCCCGGCGACACCCAGGGCATCAGTTCCTTGAGAGACGGCGGCTTCGTGGGTTTAGCGTCGGGGAGTCGACCGGCAGGCGCCTCAATGCGGTCCGCTGACAACACCAGCGGTAGCCGGCGCATTTCCCGGATGATCGCGTTGAGGTCTGAGGAGGTTCCGGCGGCGGCCGAGGCCTGGTAGTAGAGCTCCTGGTATCGGCGCATGTTCGGGCTGAGCTGGTGGGCGTCGTCGCCGGGGAAGACCGCGACGGCTTCACAGTCACAGCCGGGGTGGTACTTCGCGCCGTCGGACTTGAAGAGCGCGTTTTCCTTGGAGGCGTAGCCGGAGAAGTGCGGGCCGAGTTCGCGGGAGGCCAGCACGGTGCAGAGCTCGCACGTGCGGGCGCCGGTGGGCACGCGAATCCAGGTCGGCTTAGCCGGGTCCTTAGCGACATTGGCGACGATCGTCTCGCGCGCGGGCTGGCGCACGAGGCCCGACAGTGCCGCATCGAGCACGGCCTGGACCCGTTCGTCGACCGGACGGTCCACCGGCGGCTCGTCGCTTGCCTTCGTCTCTCGCCCACGGAATGCCGAGGCGACGATCGCGGCGACGTGGGGTTCAGAGATCGGCGCAGCGGCTTTCGCCCGATATCTACCGGGCAGCCTGTGTCTCGCCCGCTGGGCGTCGTAGTCGGCGGCGGCGCGGCCGGCGGCCATCCGTCCGAACTTGGTGACGATGGCCCCGTAGACGGTGGTCACCGCGTCGATTGCTTTCGCCGAGGCCCAGTCAACACGTGGCCATAGCTTGGCGAGTTGACGGGCGGCAAGCGCGACGATGACGGCGTTGCGCTGCGTGCGGGGTTTATCCGGCGGCTGCGCCATCGGTGGAACGTTGCGCGTCGAGCGCGGCCAGGGCGGCGGGCTGTTCGCCGTCAGCGGCCTGGCCGCCGCCGGTTGATGCCTGCAGATCGGGATTGTTGAGTCCGGCGAGGAGCTCGTCGGCTTCAGCGCGGGCGGTCCACTTGTCGCGTTCGATGGCTAGTCGTTGGCGTTGGACGGGGGTCCAGCCGAGTTTGGCTAGGACGTCGTCGGAGGTGGGGGCCACGATGCCGGCTCCGACTTGGGTGGCCATGGATTGGGTGTCGGCGGAGGGTGTGGGGATTCCGGTGTAGGCCCAGTCGGTTTCGAGTTGTTCCAGGCTATCGGCGGGGGTCTTGCCGCTGATGGTCATGGCGATGCGCATCAGGTGTCGCCGAAGGTGATCGCGAGGCGATCGGCGATGGTTTTGAGGCGGAAGTCGCTCATGCGGATGGCGTCGGCGGAGGCGGGGTTCCCGTCGGAGAAGATCCCGAGGTACTGCGGGGCCAGTCCGGTGTGGCCGCTCATCAGTTGGCGTTCGTGGTCGAGGGTTGAGGTGAACCCATCGGGGGATTGCCCGGGCACTGCCTTGACGTCAGGCAGGACCCCGTTGGCGTCGGCGGCGATCGCCGAGATTCGTCCGATGAAGGTTTCCCAGGCCGTGGCTTTGGTGCCGTCGGGTTTGCGGAACGTTTCCTCGGTGGCGCCGAGGACGAAGATTTTCATGGTGGCGAAGAATTCGCCGCTGACTTCCATTCGGCCGAGTGTTCGGCATGCGCGGTCTTGGGTGTTGCGCCATGCGGCGCTCATTTCTGAGCGGCCCATCCGGTTGGTCAGGCTGGCGCGGGGGGCGAACTGGACCGCGGGCACGATCCCGGCGTTGTGGTCGTTGCGGTCCTCGACGATCCAGCCCTTGCGTGGGTCGGCGACGAGTTGGATCGTCGCGCCGCGGGTGTAGAGGGTGGCCAGTTGCCGGCCGTAGGTTTCCGATGCGGGGTCTTCGTCGCGGTAGGTCTGGTAGGCCGCGGATAGGTCGCGGGTTCGCGGATCGACTGAGCAGATCATGTTGCGCGGTGACTCGATGGTGATCAGTGGTGTTCCGCCGTCTGGGCGGGGGCCGGCGATGCCGTAGCAGCGGCCGAAGATCAGGGCGGCGTCGTGGGCCAGGAGGGCTTCGGCGTCGAGGTTGTTGGTCTGCCAGATGGTTTGCAGGTCGGTGTCGACTTCGGTGGAACCGGGCAGGCGGAAGCCTTGCACGGACAGCCGTTCGGAGCGGGCGTCGACGCCGGCGGCGCACCAGCCCAGGATCGAACGCAGCGACTCGAGTTCGGGGGGGATCGAGATACCGAGGGAGGGAACGATATTGAGGCCGTGGTAGTACAGCTCGGATAGCTGCATGTCGTGTTGGTAGGCGGGGTCAAGGAGCTTGCCGGCCAGGGTGTGCATCACCGATTTCTCGGTGTCGGAGAGTCCGGTGGTGTTGGCCAGCGCCGGCGCGAACAGCATGGATTGCGCACCTGTGGTCAGGGGTGTGGCGGCGGGGAGGAACATCGGTGTTACTCCTTTCACCATCCGAAGGTTGTTACCGCCCCGTTGCCGGGTGCGCGGCGGCGGTTGGGGTCTTGGCCGTTGAGGTAGTGCCACATCATGCGGGCGCCGATCATGCAGACCGCGGCGTCGACTTTCTTGCTGGACTCGCGGTGTTCCTTGCCGATGCTGACGCCGAATTTGTTCGGGCGGCGGCGGGCGTTGAGAACGTGCTGGCGCATCCGCACCCCGGGCCCGGCAGCGCCGGAGACACCGGGTTGGGGACAGTTGTGGAACATCCGCTGGTCGACCAGATCACCGCGGGTGCGTTCGCATGCCTCGGTGAATGCCTTGAGGTGCTGGGCGTTTCGCATGTCCCAGATGACCAGGTGTTGGCCCATGCCGGTTTTGACTGCGGGTAGACGGCGTAGCTTGCGGCCGTAGTCCTTGGCCCACCCGTCGAGGTATGCCTCCCAATACCGTTCGCCGGTATCGTCGTCGCGGGCGTCGGAGGGGTCGAACCACAGGCCGTGGACGTCGTAGGTGTCCAGTGCCTCGCGGATGGTGTGGTCGACCACGCCGCGGGGGATCGGTAGCGAGATTTCCCGGCCGCCGTCTTTAATCCGTTGCGGAACCCAGATACCGATCGGGAACACCAGCCCGTCAGATAGCCGGCAGCCGACCGCCGCGGTGTGATCGNNGTAGTTCGGGTCGAATTCCTGCGGAGATATCCATCCGTCGGCGGCGGTGAGGATTTGGTTGAGCCACTTGCGGCGGGACTCACTGGAGGTGTTGGAGCCGTTGAGGATCGACTCGCAGATGGTCGGGATGTCGAGCCAGTCCGAGTCCCCGCGAACGGTTTCGAGGATCCCGGGCAGCGACTCGAAGTCGAGGGGGGCCTTAGGGTGGGCTTCCAGGGAGTCCAGGAGCATGCCGAACGCCCGGGATTTCGGTCCGCGGTCGGCGTTGGCCTGGGTGGCTTCCCATGCTTCCCGGACCCGCTCAGCCACCGAGTCATCCCCGGGCCGGTACGCGTTTTCGATATCGAGGATCCGGCCGGCGCGGTTGGGGATTTTCGTCGAGTTGCCCTCGATCGCGCCAGCGAGCTCGTGGCCCTGGTTGGAGCCGTTCCAGTTCTGCGGCTCGTTGCGGATCGCCTCGGTGACCCGGTTGCCTTCGATGGCCAGATAGTTCGAGGACGCGGCCTGGATTTGGCGGGTATCGCCCATCCCCCAGACGTTGTCGCGGCCGATCTGTATCCCGTAATGCTTGCGGGCTTCTTCCCCGAGCATGGCCGGGAACAACTTCATGGTGTTCTGTGTCTGGGTTTTGGACACCGCGACGATCTGCACCCAGGCCGCATCGACCATCCGCCCGACCGGCTGGCCGTCTGGGCCCCAGTGGTCGAACTGGATCGGTCCGAACGCGTGCGCCGAGGCTTCCCCGCATGCCAGCGGGTCTTTGCCGTGGCCCTTGAGGCGTTGCAGCACCGCGGTGCGGTACAGCAGCCGACCCGTCTCGTCGAGGGAGTGGTACCAGAGCAGGAACCGGGCCTGTTCCGGTGTCCACTGCCATTCCTGGCCGCGGCCGTCGCGAAGCCAGTACCCGGTCCAGCCGAGCATCTCCCAGCCCATGCTGTGCTCCGGTAACAGCCAGCCGCGTTCGGGATTCCAGTCCCAGGTCGGGCCGATCCGCACCGGCTCCCACCGCGCCGGTTTCGGCGGCGCGACCTTCGGCAGCGTCTCGCGATACCAGTCGATGATGTGGGAGTAATCGTGCTGGCGGACCAAGGACGCCGCCGGGGAGGCCAGGCGAGCCACCTCAGCGCTGCCCCGCGAGGGGCCGCAACGGAGAGCCCGAAGCTCTAGTCACGGCCGGGGAGGTAGCGATTGCGCCTACCTGGTTTTGGACACAGTTGTAGGACGTGGTGAAGATTGCCTGAAATCGGGGTTCTCGGCAAGCACCGCGCCAATTCTCGGCGTGTCGCGGCGACATCTACCGCAGGACCTCGGAAACCCTGACGTAGCGGACTCGGCCGCCGGGTGTCTTGCGGACATTGCCGATGATCACGCTGACGAACTCGCGGGGGATTCGGGCGGTCGCATCGATCAGGACCAGGTCCGCACGCAAGCCCTCGAAGTAGAGACGCCCACGCTGGCCGAACACGAAGTCGGCGGTGACCCCCAACTCGTGGGCGAGTGCCCGGGCACGATCCTTGGTCTCTGAGACAACGGCGATGTTCATCTAGCCGCAGCGGCATTCAGCAGGGATGCGTAGGCAGCCGGTGCAACGGACGGTGTTCCCGTGGCGGTCGTATGCACCGACGTAGAGGTTCCAACGGCCACAGCGGCAGCGGCCAAGATTGGGCTTCCCGTTGCATGTGCAGCCGGGGTGTGAGCAGGTCATCCGCTCTTGCCCCAGCGGCTCTGCGCGGCGCTGCGGGCGCTGACCGAGCGGGGGCCGGCGGCGCCGGCTGATTCCTCGTCGGGGAGCTTGAGTTGTTTGAGGAGCTGCGCGACGGCCAGGCGGCATTGGCGTTCTTCGGCCAGCAGCGGGTTGATGACGGGTTGGCCGGTCGATCCGCGCACAGTGCGGGAGCGGCCCTCAGCTTCGGTGGCCAGCTCGGCGGCCCGGTCGGTGAGCCGGCAGGCGTCTTCGAGGATGCGCAGCTCGTCGGGGCGCAGCTGGTACTGGCAGGTGTCGGCGAAGATCGATTTCCACAGCGCGCGGCCGGGGCCGTCGCGGCGCCCGGTCTTGGCCAGGCCAGGCGGTGGTGGTGGGGGTTTGCGGGTTATGGTGTCATCGGACATCATGGTTGGCCCTCCTGGAACCATCCGTTTCCCGACACTTCGTCGGGTGAAAACTGTTCTCTGAGTGCCGCGTGTAGGCTCTCAGAGCCGCTGTGCGGCACGCTTTTTCAGGTTTGGCCGCGATCACGTTCTCTGGATCGCGGTAGTGCCTGACTAAAAATTGGGC